TACTGCTGATACTGTGGTAGTTACTGGTAACCCTATAGACCTTCAAAATTATGAAGGATGTACGTTTATCATTGCTATTAACAGCTTTGCGTCTGCGGGTGATAACGGCACTAACGCGGCATGGTTTGTACTTCAGCAAGGTTACTCTAACGCGACTGTAATTACGTGGTCGAATGTTCATAACAGCCAGATCATCCATAATGTATATGGTGGTTATGACTCTACCGCGACGACTGGCCGCTTCTTTAACCTTGAGTCAAAGACGAGCCTGTTGGGTAGTGATAACGTCACTGCATCAGCTACCGGCGGTTATGGCCGTCTGATAGTTGGTTACAAGAAGACTGTTGGCAATAACAACTCAACTCATCGCTGGGTTCGGTTGTATATGTCGCTGTCTGGTAACGCTTCGACGATGTGGCTTGCCGCAGTTGCTTTATGCGGTTCGCCTAATAACTGGGCTGTTAATAGTCCGCTGTAAGATT